CTATTCTTAACAGGGCTACCTGCTGGACGAATGAACGATAAATCTAAACCAACACCACCTCGTCTTTTTTGTAGTTGAACCACCTCTTGGTCCAATTTTAATATTCCACCATATGAATCGGAATCCGTTTCATTACCAATAACAAAACAATTTGATAAAGATACGATTTGATAGTCATTACCTATCCCAGACATTGGGGATCCTTGTGGAATAATCCTTTTGAAATTTTTAATTGTTTCGTATATTTCTTCTTCAGAAATTGGGTTTGGATATTTATTTTCGATTCTTGCTAATTCCTTAGCAATTCTTCTGTGCATATCATCTGGGGTTAGTTCGTAATAATGTTTTTCATCTTTTAAACAATATTTTTTTATCCATACATCCCTTGCTAATGTATCCCCATTAAAATATTCTAATGTTGCTTGTTCAACCTGTTGTTTTGTGTATACTTTTTGTTTTTCTATAATTTTAACTTCCATATTAAAAAAAATAAAGATAGGTCACCCAATAATATCGAGCAACCTAAGTGTGTTTATTATTTATTCGTTAGGGGGCAACTTCTTTAGTTTCCATCACCTTTTTATATTCTCTCTTTTTCTTTTCAGCCTCTTTCCTGATCTTTTCTAAATTTCGTTCACTCCTCACTTCCCTTTTTGTGCGTTTAACTTCTGCTTGATCTGACTTAAATTCAGTTACAGTTTTAGTTTTCGGGGTTTTATCCGTTGTTAATTTTTCTAATCGTTCTGACGCTGTTTCTTCTTCTGGTTTAAGGAAATTATTTATTTCGTCAGTCAATTTTTCGGCTTTTTTACCATCCATACTTAAATCAAGTTGGATATCAGCAATATTTTCGTGTTTTTTTTCTTGTGACTTTCTATAAACTTCAAGTCTTCTATTTTCCCTTCTTTGTTCTTCTGATAGTTCGTGTCCAAGAACTGTTGATTGTGCTTCGGTACTAATAATTAGTCGTTCATTATCGAAAATACAATTCTGCCAAATAACCCCGTCTTTTCCTATTCGTGACTTCAACAACGCCATCGTTGCTAAGTTACTTTCCTTTTGTTCCATCGATTTTCCAACAGTAATTTGAATATGAGCAATTTGTCCCTTTTTAATTGAACCACCCATTAAATTGGTTGTAACCAACTCTGTGGCGATTGATTCCCTATTCCCTTGTGTTGCGACCCAAATTGCAACATCAAATTCAGATGTCATAGCCTCTAATTGTCTCATAACTCCACCTTCACCTTTCCATTCTTCACCAGCAATTGGTCTATCTGCAACTATACAATCGATGTAGTCAATCAAAATTTCATCTGGTCTAAACCCTTCCATTATAAGTTTCCTCACCATCGATTTAATTTGAGAAACCGTTACTGAATCACTTGGTAATTTTGCTATTTTAAGAACCCCCGGTGTGTTCTTTTCAACTTCTTTAATTATTTCAATCACCTCATCTTCATGATCTGGTAATTCATCTGGTGTGTATTCAGTCCAAATGGTGTAATGCTTTCTTAAAATAGTGTTAATATTATCTTCAAAAATTATTTGTAAAATATTATTCCCAGCAACATAACCCGCATTTGCCATCTTAGTAAATAATGTTGTTTTACCAACGCCAGTTGCTGCTAATAAAAGACCCAGTTCTCCCTTTGCCAAACCACCTTTAAGCATTTTATCAAAACCATCAACTCCTGTTGGAATTGGTACTCTGAAATTACTAGCAAGAACGGATTTAACATCATCAAATGGTCCAACAATATTATCTGATGTCGTACCAACCTGTAACGCTCTTTTAATTATTTCTTCGATTTCAGGGTATGCATCAAAATCTCCTCTATCAATAATTGATTGGACTCGTTTTAATTCTTTTTTAAGAAATTGTTGTTTACAAAATCCAAGTGCGGTATCTTTTGTTTGTTGTACACCTCCAACAACGTGTTCTTTAATTAACTTAATTGTGTCTAAGTGCATTTTAGTTGCGGTATCGTTATTGGATTCTTTATTTATCTCAATAACAACATTTTGAAAATCTGCAACTTCGTTGTATTTTTCATAATAATCTTTAATTATTTGTACAATATACCTGAAAGAACCCACATCAAAATAATGTGGGTCTAATATTTCTAATATCGTAGTGGCAAATCTTCTGTCATCGAATATCACTTTAATGAGTGATAACTGATAACCATCACCTAATGTACTAAAATTTGTTTCATTACTCATATCTTACCTTCTGTCTTTTTTTAAGTTATAACCCATATATTCTAATTCTGGGTCGTCAAGAGAAAGCACATCAGTCAATTGTCCTAAAATTGACCTTACTTTTGGTCTAATATCAACCGTATACCTTACTTTTGGATGGTATATATGTGCTGGAAAGATTCTTGAAATAAATATGTGATTATCCAGTTTAAGTTCTAACAAAAAGTCCCCATTTGTTGAATCTTTTTCACTTCCCACATCTTCAAAATCGTAATAATAATTCTGATTTTCGAGTAGATAGTCGATAGTTTTTGTTTTCAAATCTATCGATATTTCGTCGCAAATTTCTCTCACGGATTCATATAAGTCAACAGAACGCATTGCGTCTGGATTAAAATCTTTCACATTAAAAAATCTTTGAATAATAATATTACCTTCGAGGGTTAATAAAAATTCTACTTTTGTTATGTCTTGGTTATTCATATCTTTTAATTTTTTGGTATTATTTTATTTATTTTTTCTACCATTTCCCGTTGATATTCCATTTGTTCCTCAATCGGTAGTGTTCCTACCGTTTTATTGTATTCGTTAACTAATTTATTGGCTTCAATAACTTTCTTTTGTTGTTCAGCCAACATAGATGGTCCAAAACGACCCATATATCCTGCTTCCATTATCTTCTTCTTATATTCTTATGTTTATTTTTTTCCTTTCGGGTTAGGACTAAAAATGGTGTTAAAAATTTTACCCAAGCGTCGTCCCTTTTTGACAATAAAAGAAAAATACCATCTTTCATCATCATTTTCATTGTGTTTTTGTATGACCTCCCTTCTGTATCTAATTTTTCGTGAATTAATTCTTTAATACCCTCTTTTGCTTCATCTGTTAGTAACGGTTCGGTTAAATCAATTAATTGTGTGTTTATTATGAAAAATTCTTCACCAAGCACACCTAATTTGCTAACCCCAGTTAATAAATTATTGAGGGATTTATTGTCTTTGGTTTCTTCAAATAATAAATTCGATTTTTTAAGAACATCATCAACGCTTAATTCTTTTGTTCTAACTTCAGGAAATAATTTAATAAGTGTCTTAACACCCAACCCCCAAATCCCATAAATATTATCGGAATAATCACCACATAATATCTTAGCTAACCTAACATTTTCGATTAAAATGTCTTCGTGATCATATGAAATAATATCACCTTTAGTGTATGTTTTTCGGTGTGATGGGTTATAGATTGAAACATTATCCCCCACTAATTGAGCTAAATCACGATCTGATGAATATATTATAATGCCTTTTTCATTGGTTTGTTGTGTATAATACGCGATGCAATCATCACTTTCACAATGTTCAAATTCTCCTTGACGAATATAAAGTTCTTCTAAATACTGTTTGATTCGAATTCTTTGTCGTTCATAATCTGCTAGTTCTTCTTCAGTCTTAATTCGAGATTTTCGATTCGCTTTATAACGGTGTGATATTTTTTTCCTATGATATGCGGATTCTTCCCCATCCCAGAACACACAAACTTTGTCTAAATGATTTTCGTCAATAAACCGCCTAAGAGTGTTTATGAAATGGTATATACCACCAATATGTTGACCTTTATAAAAATGGTTTTTTAAACCGTGAAATCCAATGGTTAATAAATTGTCGCCATCAACTAATAAAACAGACATTCATCATATTATTTTGGTTCTACATCTGTTACAACCTCAATTTCATCCGCGTCTGTAACTTTAACGCCTAAGTGATCTGTAATATAATCCATATGCTCTTTTTTATATTGAGCAATGGATTTGTCTTTTGCTACTGTGTCCTTACCACCCATAAATCCATGTGCTGTAATTACAATTTTACCGTCTTCATAACCTAAACCATTAATATGGTTTTTCAATATCGAAATTTTTGACCATGTTGCAAGTTTAGTTTTACGACCATCTTTAGTGATTGATATTTTATTAATACCAGAATTTTTCTGATTACCGAATAAAAATACTAAAGCAGAATTTAACCATATTGATTCACCACCTTTTGCTTTTATTCTTGGTTGTGTAAATGGATTATCTGGGCGATCAACCCACGGTTGGTTCACAATTATTAATGTGTTAGTATACTTACTTTCAGACCTTCTTGAACCAGTAATTCTTTGATTTAACCCCATACCAATTTTATTCGCTAATGTGGCCGCATTATGCTCTTTTCCACCTTTACCTTCAAATGTCATCTGACAAGGTATTGATCCAACAGAATCCCAAACAAATTGTAAATCATACTCGATTTCACCCTTATCTTGGTCATTCAACAGGTCATTAATAAAATCTGTTATTTGTTCAATAGTGTCGAAATCATTACGAAATAAGAAAAACCCGTCCCATGAAATGTCTCCCGTTTCTTTATCAACTGTTGATTCACATTCCATACCCATTAATTTGGCGTGTTCAAAACTCCATTTTTGTTCGGTTATAATTATAACTGGTAATATGTTTTTTTTCTGTGCATCAACAATCGCTTTTACCATTGCCGTTGTTTTTCCTGTGTCTGTGTGTCCAAGAAACATATTTAATTGCCCCATCGCTGGTCCCGGTAATCCACACGCATCTAAAAAATCTGGCCCTAAATCAAAAAATGTTTGTGGTTTATACGACGCGACTTTCGAATGTTTATTTTTTATATCTGCGAATGATTTTTTCTTTATTGCCATTTTTCTTGTATTTTATTTTCTTCACGAAATTTTATTAATTCTTCTTCAAGAATGATTGATTTTTCCCCAAAAGATTCGAGAAACTTATCTTTATATTCTTTTGGTATTAAAGTAGATGCGACACCTAATCCAACTTCCCCAGCATTAACTAATTGACGTTTCAGATAAAACACCTCATAAAAGGATACTACTGTATGTTCAAAATCATCTTTTGTGACTTTAGATTTGTCAACATCAAAAAATCCACGCACCATCACATCTCGTTTACCTTTGGGTATGTATTCTTTTGGTTCATCTAATATTTTATCTAATAATTGATGTATTTCATCTTTACTTTTCACTAAATCGTATGGGGATACTTTTAATATAATATTTCTATATGGTGTTAAATCTTTGTGATTATATAATGTTGGAGTAATCAATGCGTTATCCTTAATTGGGTAATGCAAATCTTTTGGGTCAAACATTTCTGGGGTTAATGATACTGATAAAATAAAACAACGTCCTTTGAACCGAACGCCCCCACCAAGTTTTATGGTTTGTGCGGTAACCATATGACCCGCAGCTGTTTTAAGGATAGGTATCGTTACAAAATCAACAATTTTACAATCTTGAAACTCTTCGCAACTTCTTATTTCATCCGCTAATGGTTGTAATTTATCCCCGTATAGTGGGTGATCTAAACCCGCGATAACTTCTCCATTTGGAAAGAATCCTTTATCGTATATGTGTAGTACGAAGTCTTTTAGTTTCATCGGTAAAAAATTGTAAATGGGGCTTGGACACTACACTATGTCTAAGATAATGTCCAAGTCCCAGTATTATTTATTAAAATGGAAGGTCGTCCTTATCATCTGGTTCGTCATCCACTTGTGGGTCTGGAATATCAGGTTCTTCTTCTGTCTTTCCATCACCGATTGTTGCTTCGGCTGTGCCTGTTTTAGAAACATATTTTTTGGAATCTGGATCCCATTTTGGTGTTTCTCCATTAGCAACCATTTCAAGATATTCCTCGGTTTTTATGGCGTAAACATCCCTCCAAGTTAATGTATCCTCAACCCATTCTTTTACTTTTGCTGGGTCAGTATGAAGTGGGGATGGGTCTTCGGGGATAACAGTACTAACAACGGTATAATCCTTACCGTTATTGGATTTCTCTAACACTAACGATAGTGTTAAATCACGCCCGGTTTCCACATCGGTAATATCACCCTTATTTTTAAATAATGGGCCTATTTTATCAAAAATACCACCACCTTTATATTTATTTTTAAATCTCCAGAATTTAGGACCATCTTCTTCGTTATCTCTGTCAATAAGCTTCACGATAAAAAACTTACGAGCATAATAGGTTCTGGCTAATTCTTTGTCAGATTCAATACCAGTATCCATTAATGCATCATAAACTTCATTAAGAGGGGATCTTTTCCCGTCTTGTGCTGGATCATATAATTTAATCCATTTACCATCAACCTGTATTTCGTGTAATTTCACCTCAATAAAAGGTGTTCCACCATCTTTGGTTGGTAAGATTCGAATTCGTCTTTCGTCTTCGCGTTTTCCAGTAGGAATAATAGTGGCAAAGTATTTCTTCATCCTTTCTTCTTGGGATGCGAATTTGCCTGAACTGCCGCTTGCGGCTTTGTTCTTCTCATATTGAGCAAGAACTGATTTAGCTACATCTGTCATAATGTTTAAAATTTAAAATGTTTATTATTGTTTTATAAAATATACA